TTTGGAAGGAACGCCCATTCGTCAACCACAACCAGCGAAGCTGACTCACCTCTCGCAGGATCGGATGCTGAAGGCATTGAAGTAATTTGCGACCCGTTATCAAACCCCATTTTTTGCTGATGTTCAATAAGCGACGCGGGACCGCGCGCAACAAGCCACTCAGGTAAATGCTGTAAACCATATTTAGATTTCCTTAACAATAAAACAGACTCACGCTCCGTGCGTGAAAGATCAATAATGTTCTGATCGGAATGAAAAAACGCTAACCAAAACTGGTGAGCAGCGACCAGCGTGGTCCATCCGATCTGTCTAGCTTTCAAAGTCAAAGAATACCTGTGGTCAGCCCAATGGTCGATAGCTGTGGACTGAGCTGAACGCAACTTGAATTGGATACGCCCATGAGCGGGATGAGCTATATGCCAATAATTTTCCATGAAATACTTCTCATCAGCTACGCAACGCCGCCACTCAGCCTCTTGTTGTAACTCAGTAAGACGAGACATTATTCATCCTGGGTGATTGGTTAAAAATTCTTCATACTTCTCAGGTGAATCCAATATTATCGTAGTATACGAATAACTACCAGCACCCTTATCGTCTTTCCCCAAAGTCACCGTAATAGCACCAATAAGAGTACCAATAGCAACCAACAAACCTGTGATGGCTGCTATAAGCTTAATCGTTTTATTCATTCAACCTCCACAAAAATGCACTCACCAGGACACTCCTCAGCCGCCTCAATAACAGCCTCAACCAAATCGTCAGGAACCTGAACAGCTTGCGCCATCTCATGCGTAGGCTGCTTAGGTCTATCAGAACCCGCTTCCTTAACATAAAAAAGCCCATCATCATGTCCATAAAAAATGCTAGGACAAATCTCCTCACATAAACCATCCCCCGTGCAAAGATCCTGGTCAATCCACGTTTTCATCTAATTCACATTCCAATAAGACTGTTCAGCAACCATCAACAAATAACCAACAGAATCTTTCACCTCATTAAGTTGCCGTTCCAAATCGTCAACCTTCCATTCCATGTCATTAGCAGAGTTCATACGACCCTGTAACTCTGCGACCTGTCTAACCAAATCTGTTATCTGCCAACCATAATCTTGATGCTCGCTACCCAAATCGACACCAAACTGTTCAGCGACACGCCTATCAAGATCATCAACTTTCCATTGCAAATCAGTCAACGAATTACGAGCAGATTCAAACTCACCGACCTGACCAACAACCTCCATACGAAACTCGTTTTGCTGATTCCAAGTAGACTCAATGTCTTGTCTCAAAATTCGAGCCTCCGTTCTAATAGTATCAATCTGCTCCGCCTGAGTGCTAATCTCAACCCACACATCAGCCTGATCCTGATACTGGTCACGCAAACTATCAATCTCACCAAACAAAACAGTAGTGCGATTATCCAACTCGTTAGCCAAAGAAACAGCCCCAGCCAAATCCTCAATAGCGTAAACCATTTCATCAACAGCATCCGAATTGTCATCAATCTGAGCGCGAATCATCAACCCCTGCCACACAACAACAGACACCACACCAATGATGCTGACAAGCATCCCAAGGTTAAGTTTTAAACGAAACTGTTTCCAGTTAGTCAAATTTTCTGTCATCTACTGGAACCAAGATTGTACAATCCGAGCTAACACCCCAACCAGACACACTGTAGACGCACCAACTATTCCCATCACCATCAGAATCAGCCAATCTTTCCCTGACGGCGGTTTCATTCGCAAGATTCGCAACTCTCAGGGTTCTCCAAACCGCAAACGAGTTCCTCGTCGTCTTTGAAAACATCGTATTCCTCAGATGAAAAGGCACCATCATAAACAAATTCAGGGCGCTCCCCCAAAACCGTTTCATCCTCATAATCAACTATCCCCATCAACAACTCTCAAATGAAGAACCTGAGCCTCCAACTCGTCAGCCAACTCCGAATCAGACAACCCACCAACATTACGGTCATCATCAACCAAAACCTTACGCTTCGGAGTGAACTTCTCAATATACTGCAAATACAAAGACGCAGCCTGGACACTCCCACCCACAGCCTGAGAATGCAAAGCATCAATAACAGACTGAGTACGCTCAGGATGAATATTCAACTCAGCAGCACGACGATCCCACTCCCTAGCAAAACGAGGATCACGCTTAATACGACGAATAGAATCAGCAGCAATCTTATTCTCAGCCGCCCACTCATACTGCAACTTAGGAACCCTGTCGGGTCCCTGAAGCAACCAATCCAACAGCTTCGCCCACTTAGCGGGCATCATCTGTTCACCAGTGTCAGGGTCGGTTCTCCAACCCTTACCTCCACCATTCTGAGCCATCACATCTCCAAAACTTGTAGTCTCCAAGAATAAAACCCCAATGTCCCAAATGTTACAGTTATGTTACAAACATTACAAACATGTTACAGTAATGTTACAATCATGTAACAATCCGCAAAAAGGCTTAAAAAACGCGGGACACAAAGAACTATTAAAGGGGTAGGGGCTAGGCTAGGCTAGGCTAGGCTAGGCTAGGCTAACAAACTTGATTGACTACACCGAGAAAAGATAGTCCACCGAACCCAAAGGCAACCCCTAAAATAAGTCCCGAAACTTATTTGCGCCAGGACACCCCAAACCCGCAAAAAACCCCGCAACGACCCTGCATATCTATACATATATTATATATACATGGGGGTACCCCCGCATGGGTGGGCTAGGTCGGCTCGGCTATCTGTTTTAGAGATGACCGAACTGGACTAGAGATAGTTATACCTTTTCTTTTTTTTTGTTTTGTTGTGTCGCCCTGGTTGTGTCGTCCTGGTTGCTTGGTGCCTGGTCGGAGCTGCTGGTCTGTGTTTGTTACGGTTGTGTTGTGTTTGTTACGATTGTGTTACGGTTTTGTGTTACGTTTTGGTTACTTTCTGGGCGTTTTGTTACTTGTTTGTAATGAAGATCTGTTGTTTTTTCGGGGTTTTTCCTGGTTTTGGCGGGTTTGTTGTGGTTTTGTTGTGTTTTGTCGGTGTATTCTTTGTGTGTGTGCGAGTGTCACACCGAAGAAAGGGAAATGATATGAATACATGCGAAGAAAGAATTAATGAACATTTAGAGAGTCGAGGTGAAGATTTTCTAGGGTTTATGAATGGTATGTCGAGTGATGATGACGACACCAGGGAAGAAACTATTGAGGAGTACAGCAATTATGGGTTATGTCTTGATTTTGTCGAGCCGTTTACGTTTGATGACCAAGAAGAAGGCTATTTGAGATATCAACTATCCTGGGGAGGTCCTGGTGATGAACTACGGTTCTATGATGACCGTGTTGAGTATTGGTTCTTGGACTGGTTTGATGGCGCTAGTCGTGACGTGTCGCATTTAGGTTGGGTTAAGTGGTTGCGTGAGGATTTTGCTGATTTTGTTTATTATATTAAAAGACCAGATTCAGAATTAGCTGAACTGATCTCTACACTAAATAGAAAGGAAGATAATAATGCACTACGTAATGATAGAAGATAATGAGGGCGAGCTGATTGAGGCTATCCCTGTTTGTTCAGATAGTTGTCATAGACAATATTGCCAGGTTAATAACTTGGAGTATGGCGGCTGGAATGGTTGTCAAGAGATAGAATTTGATGACTATTGTGGTAGTTGTGAGAGTGTTATCGTAGGTGTCGAGGGCGCTTACGTTTACTAATAGAAAGGAATAAATAATGTTATGTGATGGTTGTGGTATAGAAATTAATGCTAATGATGCTTACACGGATGGTAATATTGTGTTATGTGGGAGTGTTTACGGTAATGAATGTGATAAAGAGTATTTTGAGTATTTGGAATACGCTTACTAAATAGAAAGGAATAAAATATTATGAGAGAGAAATATAGCGCGTGGGTTTTGTTGGGTTTTGATAGTTCGCATGATCCTTTTAAAGAATATTTAGTGGATCTTGCTAATGACGGCGATTTTATGTCTGAAGATCAAGCTGGTAATGTTGATGAATTGGGTTATTATGCTGTGAGAATGGGTAACAATGTCGTTTTTTGGGATCATATGGGGTTTGCTTATCGGGAGAAACTAACCGACATGTATAAAGGTTGTAGCCTTGATGTGTGGTTTGAAGATAGGTTTAATGTTGACCTGGATGCTTATTATGAAAGTATAGGAGGTTAGATAGATGTCTATTGAAGTCGTATTCTTTTTATGGCTCATTGGTATAGCTTTAGTCTGCCACGTTGTCGAGTGGAGGCAGAAACGTAGAGATACCAGGATTGACAGCTTACGTAATGAGTTGGGTTTATTGCATAGTAAATTCCATGATAAGCCGATACCGTTTAATAAACTTGACAAGAACAATTAAAGTGTGCAATGATAAGAATGTAGTCATGGAGGCTACAAGAAAGGAAGATATGAAGAAATTTGAGGTAGGTGTTTACAGGACAAGTTTCAATAGTGTTGTGGTTGAAGCGGGTAGTGAACAAGAAGCAAAAGATATTGCTTTAATAATGGAAGGCATAGGAGAGTTAGAACTCTTTGCTGATAAACGTGCCGAAGCTATGATAGAGGAGGTGGCTCAATGAGTTACAAATTACCGTCGTTACCCGATGAGATCAGACCGATTATTCCTATGCCGATCCAGGTTAAAACTTTTGATGATGTGTTGGATGAGATGGATGCAGCTCTTACAGGTTTGAAAGAGGAGTTAGCTAGGCTGCACGCCGCTCTTGAGTCTCGGTTTGAGTCTGAGATGAATGACGTAGCCAGGAGGTGCGATAATGAGGTTAACTAAGATTGAGTTACTTATATCAAGTGATTATGATAATGCTTTAGATACCATTATCAGCTTGTTAGAAGAACAGGCAGAGGTTTCTGTTATTGATTACCGTGATACCGAAGTGACGATGAAGGGGTGGAACTAGTGGAAACCATTACTTTAGACACGCCTGTTTGTGACGGTGAGGGTTGTTTTACTGTTGACACGGTGGAATGTACGCTACCTGAATGGGTTGACTACATTTTTAATGGGTTGTTTGTTCAGGAAGTCTGGTCTGATAGGTCTGAAGCTGACCGTAGTAAGTTTATCGGTGTGCGTTCTGGCTATTATTTGTGCGATAGTTGTTTTCAACAGTTAGGAGATGATGAGGATGTATAAGCATCATTTTGTAGGGACAGACCACGATTTGGACACGGGTGAAGCTCATATGGTCGTGTGCATGTACTGTGATTGTAAACCATACCACGCTGATGAGCCTTGTATCGACCAGGAGCAGGAGGCGCGAGCTGATTATTTGGTGAGTGTTCATGTGGAAGAATCAAGAATGGAGGAGGACTAGATGCCTGGTTTAATAGTTGATAACCAGTTTGGTCGGGAGACTTGGAGTCTTTCCGAGTTGCTGGACTTTGTTAATGAGGGAAACATTCAATGCACATCAGATGACGAGTTGGATGTCATTTTTGATTTGTGCGGATGGGATGTCGAGTCATACAAAATAATAGAGGAGGGAGAATGACTGCCCCTTATATAGTGATTATCGTATTGGAACTGGCGCTTGTTGTTAAAGTTAGTAATTTAATCCGAGCGCAGTATAAAGAAAACAAACAGCTCAAGTTAGAGGTTGAGATTGAAAGACTCAATGAGATGATTTGGGATTTAACAGAAGGAAGGGGTTATTAAATGATTAATGAAATAGAAACCAGGCATGTTTTACATGCTCGTAAGAGTGTTGGCATGGTGGAGTTTCATTCACAAAACCATGAGTGTGTCCGATTGGAAGTATCTGACAATTGGTTGACTGTTTACATGGATGAGTCCACAGCTAGTGGGTTGTTGGAAGAATTACAGCGGGCTTTAGCTGATGTTAAGAGTCAAAGGTTTGACCGTGAAAGAGATGATGACTGATGCTGTTGAAAGGTAAGTTTAAGGGTGAAGGTGGCTCTTGGTTTGAGAACAGTTACTTTAAGAGTCGTAAGAGGATGTTGGCTTTTAAGGTTAAACATTTCGGGGCGTACCATAAGCAGTATCCTTTGTATACTAAGCGGGAGTTGAATCGTTGCAGTTGGTGTAAGCAGAAGGATTACATGCCGTTTTATGCGGAGAATGGGCGCGAGTATTTTCATTCAGATACACAAACTGATCTGCCTATTTGTGGTGGGTGTGAGTTTGATAGAATTTCGGATGCCAGGGGTTGGTGATGAGCAGGAAACGTAAAGTGCCTCACAACATGAGGCGTAAAGGGGGGCGTTACACGCCACCTGGTAGGAGGCAGAAATAATGACTGGCAGAATGAAAGAATATTTGGAAGATTTACAAGAGTTGGATCGTATCTTGGAGGAGTTTTATAAACTTCGTGCCATTAGGCAAGAGCGTGATCCGATGCCTGAGGATTTTGAATGAAGATCCTAATAGCGGGGGTGTGTTGTATCTTGGTGGCGTGGTATCCGCGTGTGCCGTTGAATGAGGCTATGAGACCAGCACCACCTGTATTGACTACAACAACGACCAC